GCCATTAGGCTTTCACCCCGTAAACGTCACAACGCAAGAAGACGCCACAATGGCAGGCCGGATCTTCTGCGACCCTCCAGCAACTAGCGTCTCCGATTGTCTGCTTCTCTGGGTTTGAGTGGATGTAAAGACCTGGCTCGTCACTAGCTTCGCGCCCACGGTGCCCGGTGAACGGCTGTCCAGCCCACAGGGGCCATTCCGGTGAACCGTCCCACATCGAGGGAGGCGGTTTACCGATGACTGCCGCGCTCTTCGGATCGATTTGTAACGACGCTTCGCCGACTTGTTCAAGCCGTGCGATGTTCCCCTTCTTCCGCATGGACTCAAGCCATGTCTTGATGTCGTCAGGGATTGGTGTCAGGCTCTGCTTTTCCTTTGTTTCCGTTGCCATTTGTCTCCTCCGCCGTGTTTTCTGCCGTGGCGGGCTCCGGCAATTCTTTCAAGAGTTCGGGCACGTCTGTGCAGCCCTCGTCCAACGCCAAAGACTCTGCCGCCCGTTTCTGTGTGGTGAAACCTGATTGGACGGCTGACGCGAGCCGCGTCGTTTTTGTGCTGAGTTCTTCTTCCGAAGGGTCGAAATATGCGGGCCAAAGGATAGAGACGTCAGCGCCTTTCCCTTCTGTGTAGAGCCCTGCGTTGCTGAAGCCAAGCAACATCGTTTCGAAGAACTTGCAGACCGCCTCCCCGTAGCATTGGCGTTTGCAGTCAGTCATTTCGATCAAAGGCTGATGGACCAGCTTCATGACTTGCGAGGTCATGTTTCCTTTGTTCGTGATCTCCTCGGGCCTGATCTCCACCGACCCTGCGCATTCCAATATCTGGTTCTTCCATTCCTGTGCGAACCCTGCGATGTGCTCCCTGATCGCTCCCGACGCTTCCAGATACTTGACTTCGCCCTGCTTGTGCTCGGAAGTAGACGCAAGATATTCTTCAGCGCCCGGGCCGCCGTCCAGAGGCTGTGTGTCGTCCGCCTGCTGGACATCGATGTAGACCTTTTTGGGGAAGACGCTGATCTGGTTGTCTTTGATCGCCAGGTCATATGTAAGGTTCAAAGAGTCGATGGCCGCGAAAAGCCGCCAAAGGTCGCCCACTCCATGCCAATACCCGGCTTCGATGTTCTTGACCTGCACCAGTGGGATGACTTTGAAAATGTTCTTTTTCCGCCCAGACTCCACCCACTTTTGCTCAGTGTCGTTTTTGGCCGCAAAGTCCACGGCTTGTTCAAGGGCCGAAGCGTTGGGCACTGGCAAAGGGTCGTAGTGGACTTCTAGCTCGTCCGTCCACTCCTCGCGGTAGAGGTACCACTTGCCGTCCGAATCGTCGCGGTAAGGGTATTGCACCCTCGCCATGAGGAGCCTTTCGTTGTCCTGCGGGTCGTAGTAAAGCCTGCAATGCTCTACACCGTCCAGTACATTGATCCTGAATGGGTGTTTGGCCCTTCCGCTCTTGACCGCGTCCTCGTCCCATGAACCCTTGAGCACCATCATCCCTGACTGCGCCCCGGTCTCGGCCATCGCCAAGGATTTTGCGGGCATGTTGTTGGCAGACCATGCCTCGTTTATCCAGTCGGTGACCTGCGAGGAGTCTTTGTCTTTTCCTTGGTCGACAGTGAAACTCACTGGCTTTCCAAAGAGCCAGAACGCGCCCTTTTTTACGATCTGCCTAACAAGCGGCGAACATTTGGGAAGCGGCCCCCTGGCTTCGGTCTTCCAGCTTTTGAACCCAAATTTAGGGTACGGCTCCAGCGAGTGGTACGCCTTTGCCATTCTTGCCGACTCCTGAAGGTACTGGAACCCAGGAGGCAAAAAAGGCGTGTTTATCAAATCGCTCATACGTGCCCCTGCGGAAAATCTTTCTCTGAATACATAGGCTCAGGTTTCTGTTCGACCCTGAGGATCACGGCGAAACCCGAGTCATAAGAAAATTCAATGACGTCCCAAACCCCTTTGCCCTGTGCCCTGATGGTTTCGACATATTTTCTTGGCCCCCACCACCCAACGGTGTCATGGACGCAGACGCATTTCGCGCCCCTCTCTATCGCTTGGTTGCAGTCGTGCAGGCAACCCTCATAGGAATGGTCGCCGTCGATGAACGCGAAGTCGACGGTCGCTGGCCACTTGACTTCCGTCGATTTGCCGCTGAGCAAAGTCACTCTCTGGGCGGCTCCGATGGACTGGAGGTTGTTGTGGATATCACTGGCCACTTTGCCTAGCGAATAGTCGTCAATGACCGTCACATGCCCGAAGCCGTTGTCTTCGCAGGCTTGCGCAAGGTGCATGGTGCAGAATCCCGCCCATGCGCCTACTTCTACAATGCTCGCTGGCTTTAACGAACGGACCAAGCCGTACATGACCCAAGCGTGTCCGGTCGTCCAGAGCCGTTCGACTCCGCGTGTCGCCATGTCAAGCGAGTTCAAGCCCACCCCAGTGCGTCTTTCTTCACGATCTTGGTCACGGGCCTTGTGCCCCAGCAAGCCATAGCAAGTGCGATCACAGTATCGTCGTGCATCCCTTCTGGTGCCGACATCGTCACATTGCGCGAAGGTGTCAAGTGGTACTCGAACGCCTGGAGTTCTTCGGTCTGAAGCGGAATGTCCATGAGGCTCACGTCGCCGCGTTCGATCTTCAGCGCAAGATTGTCGATCAAAACTTCCTTTGAACTGTTGGAGAGGTTGTACGGCACCACTTTGAGGCCGCGTTTCCGAAGCGTCTCGTACTGGATGTCGCCCGCCATTCCTGTCGAGTCGATCACGCACGGGCACTTGTAACGCTTGCAGACCATTTCGACGGCGTTGTACTGCCGCTCCCAACTGATCTCATTGATGCGCTCGAAGTAGACCTGCCTGCCTTGGTCGTCGACCACCGTGATGACGGTGAAGTCTTCGATCCTGGCAAAGTCGACACCGGCCTGATAGACGCGGCCAGGCTCGGGAGCCTCGTCTTTGTCGCGCCCTTTGTCGATGGCTAGTGAAACTTTGTGGAACACGCCTCCAGCGTCCTCTAGGAATTCGGCCAAGAACTCTTGACGGAACGCCCTGTCCGGCATCCCGCCAGAGCCGTTCACGCCCACCCTTGCCGCTTCGATCTCTTCAGGGTCGATCCAAGGGTTGGTGCTGGTGGGCATTTGCCAGCTCGCCCACTCGTTGTTCAAAGGGTCTTGCCCGAGACAAAAGCCCGTGTGGAAGAAGTTGCGCCCTTTTGGAGTACCGGCAAAATCGGCTTCACCACGATAATCGGCCAGAGTCGGGCGTATCGCTTCGTGCCACTTCGTCTCAAGGTCGCGCACCAATCCGCCTTCGTCGATACCGACACGGTGGTACTTCCGTGAACGGCCCGCGTCCGGGTCGGTGAGCGTCCAGAATTCGATCAAACCGCCGTTAGGGAACTCGACGCGGTTTTCGATCTTTCGGAAGTTGGCGACATGCCCAAGACGTGACTTGAGTTCTTGCCAAACCTCGGTCTGGAGTTTGTAAGTCGCTGCGAAGTAACCGTAACGCTGTCCTTTCAGCATCGTGACGGCCATAGCACGGGTCAGGTACTTGGTCTTTCCCCACCGCCGTCCGCAAGCCAGGACGTTGAACCGCTTTCGCTCGGAGTCGACCAGTTGCTGCGCCGCGTGGTGCCCAGGCAGGACTACGGTCTTTTCATTCTGGGACATCGGCTGGTTCAAATACCACCTTGATGATTCCGCTCAGGTCGCCGTCGACCGTCTGTTTGACCTTCCCGTCTAGCCTGTCGGAAACCCAGTCACGCGCACCTTTGTCGCCCGCCTCCGCGTCGATCAACGCCCGTTTGGCGATGCGGCCCAGTGCTTCGGGGTCTTTCGCCGCCTCTGCGACAAGGGCTTTGGTAAGGCTCGGTTTTTCCACTGGTTGCCTCTTAAACTCGTCGGAATTGCTGACTATCCTTCGCTCGCCGCCCGGATACTCGATCCTGGTAGCCGTTTGCTCCGCGAATATCTCAGCAATTTCGGGGTCGATGTCCATTCACTTCAGCGGCCAGGCAAAGCCGAAACTAAGGCCCGCGACTCCAATG